GATCTAAAGGTACACTAGACCCCTACATTTAACGTTTCCCAACATACTTTTAACACTTCATAACAAAATGTGGCACAGTCTTTGCTATGGGTCGGCTTTACGATTCTTTAACACTTGGCGGTTACAAACTTTAACAAACTTTAACTTTGCATAAATATGCGCATAAATATACGCTGCATAAATATGCGCTGTGACAGGCTTTTACAGGGCAGATGGTGCAACATACCGCACGCACATATTAAATCGTCTGTGCGTCACGTATGCGCCTACAGGGGCACGCACGCACGTACGCACGTACACGATAGTATGTTATAAATAACATACTGCTATGTGTGCCTACAGGTTTGCGAAAAAGAAACGTTTCGGCTGATTCAGATGTTAATAAATGTAAAAATTATCTTTTTACATTCTTTAACTTAAAAAGTTTGGCGGTTTCAGAAAAAAGACGTACCTTTGCAGCAGAAAATTAAAAGTTAAACGTTTTAAATTATTGAACTATGGCTAAGTATATTGTTAGACGTGAGTACACCACTAAGGTGTTTGTTAAAGGTGTTGAGGTTTACTCTGTTACATCTAGTAACAAAGAAACTATCACAGGTGATATGAACACCGTTGCAGATTCTATGATGAAAGCAAATGATTATATTAAGAATTTGCGTGTTGACGGTCTCTCATTCGGTGAACAAAGATACAACAAAGATGATGTGGTTTCACTTGGTTGTTCTTTTGCTGCTATTCATCACAGATACGAATCAAAGATAGTTTCTTTCTTTCTGTCACAGTTTTCAGAAAGAATATCAGACTAAATGTTTAACCGCCTGTAGGGTAAAACCTACAGGCATAAAATATAGATATATGGAACATTCATATTTTAGAATCACATTGAAACAGTCAGACAAAGTAACCGTGTTTATGGTACGGTCTGATAAAGTAAGCGAGTTCTTTAATAATAAGATTGATTATTTATCGGGCGATTGCAGTATTACTGTAAAAGGTCGTTTTACGACACACAAAGATTCTCGCAAATGGTTTATGGTTACACCTACAGAAAAATAGCAAGCAATATGAAAAAGATTAAGTACTTTAAGTTATCTGAATTTATCAATTCTGCGACAGCGAAAAGACAGCAGATTGATAACACACCATCATTTGAAATCGTTGACAACTTGAATCGTTTGGCTGATTACTTAGACACGATTCGTGAAAAATACGGTAAACCGATTTTCATTTCTAGCGGTTTCCGTTGCCCTTTGCTTAATCAAGCTGTAGGCGGTGTTGTTAACAGTCAGCACTTGAAAGGTTTAGCTGCCGATTTAGTTTGTGCTGATATGGAAAAACTTCTGTCTATCATTCGTGAAACGAAAGGGTTTGACCAACTTATTACAGAACATAAGAAAGGTTTCAAAAGCTATTGGATTCACGTTTCAGTTCCACCTGTTTTCGGCAAACCGAGAAATCAAGTTATCATCAATTTAGAAAAGAAATAATATGGTATTTTTAATAGCAATTTGGCTGATAGGTACGTTATTTACCTGTGCCGCAAAATCACATTAATATGGATGAAAATTTCAAGAAATTAGCTGAATCTTTAAAGATTACAGAATCAAACGTACGTTACGCTGCAAAGGTAACAGGTAACGATACAGGTTTGCTTTTAACCGCCTGTGCTGATATGATACAGGCACAAATGAAGATGATTGAATATCTTTCAGTAAAGTTTGAAACCGAGAAATCAATTAAGAATCGCTGTTTTGATTTTATCTGTAACAAAGGGCTGTTAGATGAATTTTATCAGAAGTAAAAGAAAGACAGGTAGTATTTCGCTACCTGTCTTTTTTCTTATAAGATAACACCCTTTGAAAGCAAAGATACGATTTCGTTGTACTCGCTATTCAAACACTCAATATTCGGCAAAGTTATATCTTTGAACTTTGCAAAGCCTGTGACAGCAGAAAGAACTTTAACGCTGTTGTCATTGTTGTACCTGTCCTTTAATGGGTCATAGTATTTCATCACTACAAACGGTTTCAAACCTTTCAGATAGTCAGTACTGAAACCACTGCTGCCGATTGTTGCAAGATTCATATTTTTAGATGTTTTGTAGATAACATCAGATGAAACTTTAACCACGTCCTGTGATATGGTAATATCACATACAGAAATCTTATAACAACCATCACCTGTCACCAAATCTACATCATATTTCAGATTCAGCGTTTTACCGATAAAATCGGAATCTACAGCCACGAAACCTTTGAAAGGTACAAATACTTTGACCGTTGCGTTAAAATCGCTAGAATCGCTGTTATTTACAGGTAGAGTAACGTTTCCGAAATCTATTGTAACGACAGGGTTATTAATGCTGTCAGCCTTAATCAGCGTATCATAGTTACCGCATTTGATTGTGGTTTCAGTCACTTCACCTACATCACAGAAAACTTTATGCAGTTTGTTTACATAGTCACCCAAATCTGTATCATAAGCTAAACTTGTTTCACCTGTAGAACTTTGGAAACGTGCTTTTGAAAACAGGATCAAACTTGAATCGTTCACACGATAAACGTTTACACTTCCGTACCCTGTTACCACTTTTTCGGGTACAGTTGAACCTACAAACGAAATTGTAGCAAGTTCTATAGATTCTTTTGAAAACTCTAACTTTTGCGATATTGTTGCAGTTTTCTTATCTTTTGACACGGTAAACTGATATGATTCATTATCTACCATGTTTCCGCTTGCATAGTCCATTTGTGGAACTGTCTTGAAATAAGTTCCCTTATTCGCTGTTAACGTTGCAGAAACCGTTTCATTTTCCACGTACCACGGTTTGATACCTGTTATTTTGCAGCCTGTCAGATAGTCTGTTTCAACACTTGCCACCCATCTGCATTCACCCGATAAAGTGATATTTGCACCTGTAGGCACGTTTTCCAAAGTTACTGTTATATCATTTGAATCAGTAACAGGAAAATCTACAGAAACATCACCGTAACTAGCCTTACAGCCTACATAGCGTTTCTTTGTGTCGGAACACGTCAGTTTGATAGAAACAGTTCCGTTTACAAACGTGTGTGTTTCTGTCGTGTCCGCTATGTTATTTGTAACAGTAACGTCAGCTACAACAGGAATCGTTTCAGTTTGACCGTCCAAAGTCAAACCGTCACTAGCAGAAGAAACTTCTATTTCACCTGTTGCAGTTAATTTGTCAGAAGAAACAGCGAGTGAAACAGGGTCTGAAAATGGGTCATCTGTTATAGAAACTGTAGGTGTTCCTACAAACTGATAGCCTGTTTTGCAAGTAACAGTCACCGTATATTTTGACGTGCTTTCGTCAAATACAGCTTCATAGTCAGTTTGTGGTATGTTATTTTCAACTGTCGGTGTAACAGGCTCTACAGGTGTTGAACCGCTTTCTGTTTCGCCTGTAAGTTCGATTGTTGTGTCCTGGGTTTCAGATTCGATAGTTCCTGTTGCTGATTGCTTATTTTCAGCTACAGTCAGTTCAACTTCTGAAAAAGCGTCACCGCCTACAGTCATTGTAGGTGTTCCTTTAATCGTAAAACCTGTATTGCACGTAACAGTAACGTTAAATGCAGAACCGAAAGGGTCATACTCATATTGTACCGTGGTGTGTGGTATATTGTTTTGTACTGTTGTTGCCATTTACTTATTACCTTTAATTGTTACCATCACTATATTGCCTGTGTCGGCAAAACTTTTCTGTGAATCAAATTCCAACTGTTTCAGAATCGGGCGCATATCATAGTTTTTGCTGCGATTGCTAGAATATTTGTTAGAATCTTCACCGTTTACCATTGTGCCTGTTGCCTGTAAGATTTTATCTTTGTAGGTGAATAAAACATCTACATTCAGTCTAACAGTACACAAATCACCGTCCTGTGCAACATCTTTCACAAAGTAATACCTTTGCAGTTCATTTACGTAACAGTAATTGAAACTTACAGGTGTTCTAGTTCTGAATCTTAGCACAGGATTCAGAATATCAAAACTAGCATTCAGCAAACCTGTTACTGTTTCCTGTTCTGTCAGCGTTTTATTTACGGTGTTCGGATTCCCATTGAACACGAAAGTTTTTACTGTAACCATATTCTAAAAGATTAAAAGGGTGAAACCTGTAACTATCACCTTACAGGAATCACCCCAACAGTTAAACACTTAAATTAGGCGATAAAGAACACGACAAAGTTCTCATTTGTATCGTTGAAATATGCAGCGTCAAACTTGTAGTAGTTGTTGAAAAATTCCGCCTTTGCGTTGTAGTTGGTTGTTACTCGCTTATCAGAGTTTGTAACACCCAAAGCGTCACGGTCAAACATCACACCGAGCACACCACCGACAGAAATTGCAGCACCACTTGCAGATTTAACGTCTATCTTAGAAACGTTTGCAAAGGCATAGTCTGTGCCTGTTGCTTGCCAAGATGGTACGGTTTCAGCCTTTGGTAACAATACCTGTTCGTTGTGATAGGTATCTGCGTACAAATAAGCCTGTGCAGCCTTTGCGAAATCAGACAACAGAACTGTATGCAAAGCGTCTTTAGGTGTGAAACGCTCCTTACCACCAACGTTGAACAAAGTTGAAATACTTCCCAAACGGTCTGCATACAAACCCATCAGATATGCAGCATAGCGGATAAAATCGGGGTCTAGAATCGCTGTTGCAGCGGTCAACTTTGCACCCTTTGCGGTGTTGTAAAGTTTCAGCAGATTCACACATCTTACTGTAGATGCAGAACTGTAGTCAACTGTATCACCGCCAAACGCTGTTTTATCTGCGTCCAAAGTTTCTGCCACCATATTGTTGATGGTGCGCATAATCAAAGCATCAGTCTTGATAGTCATTGACTTATCAACAGCGTTGTAAATCATAGACAGGAAACCGTTCAACTGTGCAGCAGAACTGAAAGATTCCTTAACCTGTCGCTCTGTGATTGAAACAGGAACTTCAAAAGTAACCTTTGAGTTAAAGAACTTAGCGGTGACGGTAGGCTTATGGAACACGTCCTGTTTGTATTCCTGTCCGTCTGCGAGATTCCACGTATCGTTTTCTTCTGCCTGTGGAATATCAGAAGAAATCTTTTCCATAACAGAACCAAATTCCCAAGCGTCCATCAAGACAGATGGAACTTTACCGCTGTAAGGTCTGTTGACGAAAACCACTTTGCCGATATGGTTTACCAAAGACTTCACATAGTTGTCAATAGCGTTCTGATTGAACACTTCTGTACCCATATCTACGATACCTGTCAAATCATCTTTGACTAAATCGGTTTTACCTAAAACCTCCTGTGAAACGCTGTTCATCAGCGTAAAAATCTGTTTTACTTCCATTTTATATAAAATTAAAGAATTAATAAATATCTACTGTTATTTCACTTATAAGTTCTGCTATCACAGAAACTTTAAAGTTTTGTTTGCGCAAAGCTATTTCTTTCTGAATAACTTCACTAACAGGAATACTGCCCGAAATACCGCTTTTAGTACTTTCTTTCTTTGTCGTACTTTGTCGGTTTCCTGTCGTGTCTCTTGCCTGTTTCGATTCGTTGTTGAAATTTCCATCATTAAATGCAGTTTTAGAATCCACGGTGTTGTTTGAACCTGTTTCATCAGAAGTGTAGCTTTCGTTACTTACTTCTTTTGATGTCACAGGGTCTAGAACATCATAGTCTTTGTTAAACACTTGAATCTGTTTCTGCCATTCGTCAAACTTAACTGTGACGATTGCTTTTACAATTTCTGTTGCAGTTTCCTTTGTGATGGCAGAAATCAGATTCTTTTCACCATACTTTGTGCGTGCCTGTATGTCTATCAGTACAGGGTCATCTTCACCGAATATTGTAGTGTAAAGCACAGGAAAATTCGGTTTAAAGATGTCCGCAAAGATTCCGTTTTCAGAATCAAAAATTTCTTTAACTTTCATCTTTATCTTCTTTTTCTTCTTTTTCCTGTTCTGTTTCTTCCGATTCAGAATTTTCTTCTGTTTCTTCTGTTTCTTCTGTTTCTTCTGTTTCTTCTGTTTCTTCTGTTTCAGAAGTTTCAGAAGTTTCTTCCGTTTCAGAATTTTCTTCCGTTTCGGTTTCCATATCTTCTGTGTCGGTGTGTTCGTGCGTTTCTTCTGTTGCCTGTAGTAACGAAAGATAATTTTCGTGATTCAGTTTCCAACTTGAACCCAAAGTAACAGAAATTTCCGTACCGAACATTTCATTTATGCGTTTTACACCGTCTGTTCTACATTGTAGCATAGCGTCAACATAAGGCATTAAAGCGTCTATGTTCATTGAAACTTCTTGAGTGTTCAAACGTTCACGTTTCATATTGTAGTTTGCGTTCAAACCCAAATCGTTGCACATACTAGCCTTATAGTACTGAATCAGTTCTATCAGTTGCCCTATCTGCTGATTACTCTGCTGTGACGGTGTTTGCATATTTACACCTTTGAAAAACGCATTTTCACCGATTACTGAAAAATCACCCTGTAGAATCTTTTCCAAAAACATTTCAGCAGACTGTTTCGTCTTATCGTCACTAGCAGAAATCAGCATAGTGATTCGGGTCAAAATGCTTGCAAGATTCAACGTAATTACGCTGTCGGTGTAAAGTACTGCATATTTTCCGATAATTGGCAGAAGTGAATCACCATAAGGTGTATTTTCAATTACCACAATATCTTCATCTATATGAAACGTCTTCGTGAGATTCAGCCACGGATTCGCCACGATATAGTCTTTCGGTCTGTAGTATGCGTCACAATCACCACCCTTTGAACCCTCTAGCGCATAAAGTTCACCGTTAACTTTAGCGATTCCTACGTTTCCATTATTTTGCAGAAGTTTTTCAAGTTCTACAGGTGGAATCGTATCGGGTAAACCGTCATATTCAAACATCTTAGAAGTCATACACAAAGTTCGCTCTACAAACGTGCGTACAGCCGTATCTTTGTTTTTGACCTGTGTCTGAAAAGCAGAATATAAAATATCTTTCTGTTTCATTTAATCAAAGTTTTAATTAACGTACAAAGTTCTGTTAACACTTTTGTGTTACTTTGTACTGTTTCATTTAACTTGTCTGTTTCCTGTTGATGTCTTTCGTTCTGCTTTTCCATATAGAAGAACAAAGCTATACAGACAGCTACAGGAAAACCTACGTTACTTACTAACTGTGTTACAGAATCTATGTCCATATATTAATTTTTTAATTCTGCTGCAAAGATACGAATAATTTTTGAAACCACCAAATAAAATAGAGAAAAAATGTTCCACGTGGAACACTTTTTCTATATTTAACTGATTTTTAGGCTATTATATTGCTTTTACTACTTGCCATTAAATAGTTTCTCACAATTTCGCCTATCTCATTATTCTGATAGAACACCTTATCGGTGGCAAAATATCTCGCTATCTGCGTTTCTATATACGTTGCAGTTGACAGAAGTTTACGTTTGTAGTTTGGTTTACCGTTCATCTGTAACGAATATATCAGACTGTTGTCTGTGTCCTTTATAGGTGTGGTCTTGTTATGAATATACATAAAGTTATTCACACCTGTTTCTTTGTCCTCTACCTGTATGATATTGCCCTGTAGCGTCATTTCATTAAACTGTATGTAGAACACAAACAGCACGTCAGACGGTTTGTATTTTACAGGTAGGTGAGGATAAACAGCGAGTTCCCATTTACCGCCTGTAATCATCTGCAAATTCTGATTATCAAAACAGAAGTATTTGTTACTAGCTTTCTGTTTGACAATAGTACTACAGTACTCTACAGCCACGGTAGCACCGTGCTCACCGAATTTGTAAATGTCTATAGTTCCCTGTTCCATCACACGCACCTGTTTCAAACCCATTTCTGTGAAGTAAGGGCAGAACTGATTCACCGTGTTACCGAGCATAAAAACTTTCACATCATTTCGCTGTCTGATAATTGTACTTAACAAATTCATATACAGCATAAATTCGTCAGGCAAATAGTAACGTCTTGTCAAAAACTCATCAAACACTATTGTAGTTATATTCGGGTAACTACTTGATTTTTCGTGTTCCTGTTCTGAAAGACAGAAACCGTAACAAAACGGATTCGTATCGGGTACACGTTTCTTTGTTTCCTCATTGTAGAAAGACAGAAACCATTTTCCCGAATAGTAAAACACTTCGTTGTACTCGCCGTGTGTGAGTTCTGCTATCACACCGTTTGCTACGTGATTCGCAAACAGGCTTTCGGCACGTTTTCCCCTCAAATCTTCTCGCCATCTTCTGATATAAGCCATCTGTTTGCCTGTTTTCAGATATTGCTTGATACCGTACAGAAGTGTAGCGTATGTTTTACCGTTGCTACGTTCACCAAAAATCACGTTATAGTCAGCCCCTTTGCTGATTATTCGGTCTAAGCTATAAAACTTGACCTTTGTTTCTTTAACTTCTTTCTTCATAGCTATTCTTTTTTAAATCTTATTCCCATTAAATAATTTAAATACATAACAGAAAGTGAAAGGGTGTAACCTGTCGGTTCTAGATGAACACCTGTAGTTGTAGTGTAGGTGTGTCTGTTACCCAAATAATCTGTTAGTGTTCCTGTCTGCTCATAGTCAATATAGGTATGAATATTCTTGCCTGTTGCAGATGGTGGAATATCTAGATAATTAGTAAAAGCGTCAAAGATTCCATCTTTACCGTATTTCTCTATCATATACGGTATAGCAGATTTCTTGTTTACACCCGAAACTGTCATACTGTAATCATAATCAACACCGCCTACAGACAGGGCAGAATCTTCTTCTACCATATATCTTTTTGCGCCCAAAGTCTTGAAACGTCTGTATCGCCCCTCATAATCCCAAACACCCATCATTTTTGCAGTTCCTTTGATGGTAACAGGTTCTACTTTATCAAACGGTATGTTATGGAACTTACAGGCTTTTCTTAACTTCATCTGCACCATTTCGTTATATGCTGAAAAATATTCCGTATGAGAATCACCGTTTTTGATTTTTACGGAATCTGTATCAGAATATATGTAATCATCACCGCATTCACTTATTCCTGTAAACAGGTTTCTTCGTGCGTATGCAGTAACATAAATTCCCCACGGATAAAACAGGAAACGGTTTTTTGAATTGTTGTACGTTTCTAGCATATCAATTTTCTGCTGTTCTGAAACGTGTTCTACGTCCCATTCGTCAGAATCATAGATAATTTCATCACGTAACGGATTCGTCACACACATACCATAACAGCTATTCAGCATTTCCTTACTGTTCAAATATTCCACTTCTTTACCCTTAACACCTTTCAGTTTGGTTTTCATTTCATACAGGTGCAAAATGGATTTTATGAACTCTGTTGGCAGATATTCCTTTCTGTAGCACATCATTTTACCGATTCGCACAGATTCCCACGTATAGAAGTTCTGAAAGACTTTGTAGTCTATTTCTGTAATCGTCATAACAATTTTTGACGCACAGACCAAACGACCGTTATTTTCTGCTATGTGCTCTTTTACGATACACTTACTAACAGATATTGGATTCTCATTTTCAGACGTTGCAAAGATGTTCGTAAACTCTATATCAAAGATGCAACAGTACTTACTACATAGGAAATCAAACTGTTTCATAGATTTTACAGGAACAAATACACCTGTACTCATAGGAAACTTTTCTGATACCATCACATAAGGGTAACTAGATGTGAAATCGTAACTGTCAACATCTTCTATCACTTCATCTGTATATTTCGCATTTGCGTGTGTAAAACCGCCCGCAAAGCACCTTTGTAACATATCAAATTCTTCACCGCCTGTTATGTTCAAACTGTGAATCAAATCTATGTATTTCCAATTCCTGTCGCTGTTTCCGTTTTCATCTTTTGTTTTCAAACAAATACTTCTACAGTACTTTCTTACAAACCCTGTCTTTGTTATCGGCAGTTTCGTGATTCCTTTGTACTGCTCTATCAGTTCTTCTATATAGCACATAACCACTTTAATATCGTTTATGCAGTAACCAACTTCTTTCGGTGTTAACGGTGTTCCTGTGTGACGTAACAGCGAATAATCTAAATCACCCACCATCTTTTCACATTTGTACGTGTGTAACTGTTCACCTAACTTTGCAAGTGAATAACCCGAAAGTAAGTAACTGCATCTAAACTCTATTCCGTCTTTCGTTATTGCATATATAGGTTTTCGCAAATCTATAGAGAAAACTTTTTCCCATTCAAACAGTTCACGGATAAATTGGAACTCATAAGAAAGATTGTGTATGAAAACTATTATTCGTCTGTCCTGTGAAAGTTTCAACAGACGTACAACAGTTGCCATCATTTCCAAAAATTCTTCCCAAGTTCTACCCATCACCGTGTAACCGTTGATACCGAACTGCCAAACATACATAACAGAACATTTTTCAAATTTGGTTTGTTTACCGCCTAATTTGACGTACCTGTCATAACTGTATGTTTCGCCATATTCGTCCCTGTAGAAAGATGTTGTTTCAATATCAAAGGAAACAGGCACGTTTAAAAACTTCTGTCCTTTGTTGTTGCCGATAAAGTTCTTTTCGGTAACTGCCATTGATAACACCTTATCTATATCTACAGGTTTGAAAATTTTATCGTCTAATTTAAATTTAACCTTTGCCGTCATAATCATTCGCTAGTTGCTGAATCTGTACCATCTGAATCAGATTCATCTGTTTCAGATTTTTCTTGTTCCTGTTGGTCTATTCTGTCCTGTACCTGTCGGTTTACGTCAGCTATTATTTCTTCACCTGTTCTTTGAATCTGTAAAAGCTGTTGTGTACCAACTTCTATCGCTTCATCTGTGATAGCACCGTTTAAGTCAGAATAACCATCATCATCAAATTCACTGTGCAGATAACTTAAATCGGGTGTTTCTGCTACAGATTTATCTATGAAATCATTTGTAGTATATTCTTGTTCCATCACAAACCAAATTTAGATAGTGCTTGATAAATCTTGTTAACGGTGTCTTCAGCAGCCTGTGCCACTTCTTCAGCCTGTTTTTCAATATCACGTTGTAGTGAATCTGCCAAAGCCTGTGCGTCCGATTCTATTTGGTCTGAAACGTCCTTTGCCTCAGTTTCTAGTTCACCTGTGAAATCTTTGTACTGCATTAAGTACTGTTCTAAAAATCTTTCATCTGAAACGCTTGCTATCTTGCCTATCAAATCACCCTCCATTAATTTGTATTCATCTTCCGTCAAATCGTATTTCTGTTTCAAGAAATCCCTGTACTCTCTAGTTCCTGTGACGGTAGATGTAGGCTGTTGCAAAAATGAAACCGCACGACCATATTCTATTTTCAAATCTTCCCAACTCATACGCATAGAAAATTTTGTGAATCCTTTCACGTCACCTTTGTTTAATGCTGTAACAGCGGGTGAAACCATATCTGCGTTTTCTATGTTTTGGATACGTCTGTTTGCCATCTGAAACACCCTACGTATTTCAGCACGTAATTGTGGTGAAGATTGCAAAGCAGAAATAACTTCCTGTTTAATTTGCACCTTAGAAGTGAAACCAAACGTTTTTACACTAAAACCTATAGGATTTTTCGGCATACTATTAATGATATTAAATTAAACAATAATAGGGGTGAAACTATAAAGTAACACCCCTACAACTACAAAAACCTGTACTACTTATCTACAAACGTGATATTATAGCACTTCTTTGCGTGCGATTCATATTCGTAGATGGTGTAACCTACCTTACCATCTTTGATAGCTTGAATAGCGTCTGAATCTTGCAAGATTTCACGGATTGTTTCACCTGTGAAAGATGGAAGATTCACAAGACGCTTGTTTGCAGCGTCAATAATTACAGGTGAATCACCTAACTGTGATTTATGAACATAAACACCGTCAATAGGGTGCACCACGTCACCGCCACCGTCCTGTGGACTGTTGAACAAATCTGTCAGTTTCACGAAAGTGAAATCTGTTGTGTCAATACCAAAGCTAGTCTTATTGAACTTACTAGCAAATGAAAATTTCTTGTCTGCCATATTCCAAACTTTTAAAATGTTAAACAAACTGTGCCATCTACTACTGTACCTGTGTCAGACCGTTGGCTGTCGCAAACTCATTCAGCCACTTCTTAAAACGGTTCAACTTGATAACCGCCTTATCGTCCTTACTAACTTCTGATGTAACCATCAAAGCGTTAACAGAAGTGATAACATTAAATACTGTCTCATTAAAATTTTCGTTCATTTCTTTATTCTTTTAAAACGTTTAACTTAAATTTCACGGTGCAAAGATACGACTTTTTTCGATACCCACCAAATTATTTCTGTTAAAAGAAGTTAACAGATAATTTTTACATTTATTAACATCTGAATCAGCCGAAACGTTTCTTTTTCGCAAACCTGTAGGCACACATAGCAGTATGTTATTTATAACATACTATCGTGTACGTGCGTACGTGCGTGCGTGCCCCTGTAGGCGCATACGTGACGCACAGACGATTTAATATGTGCGTGCGGTATGTTGCACCATCTGCCCTGTAAAAGCCTGTCACAGCGCATATTTATGCAGCGTATATTTATGCGCATATTTATGCAAAGTTAAAGTTTGTTAAAGTTTGTAACCGCCAAGTGTTAAAGAATCGTAAAGCCGACCCATAGCAAAGACTGTGCCACATTTTGTTATGAAGTGTTAAAAGTATGTTGGGAAACGTTAAATGTAGGGGTCTAGTGTACCTTTAGATC